TTTTTAACTTTGTATTGAATAGTTACCTATCTTTATTAAGTCAATATTGACATACAAAACAAACTTTATTTTATGTACTATTTCAGCGAAACAATTCTACCTCTGTTATTCATTGGCTTAGTTGCTTACCTTATTGGTTCGGTTGCTAGGTTATTTATTCATTTATTAATCAATGAGCCATGCAAGTAATAACCCTCTTTGAATTACTTATTATCAGCGTGGTAAGTATTCTAGTTTATGCCCTTATCAAAACAATTTACCAAACATTAAAAAATAAATAACATGAAAAAAACATACAAAATAATGGCCTCATCAAGATACGGCAAAGAGGAGATTGACACGGCCGAAACATTACAAGAGGCAAAGTACCTAGTTAATGAATACCGCCTTGCATATGGCCCTGAATTTACTATTTATATTAAATAACCAATAACACAAAAACACATGAAAACCAAATTTAACAATTCTGAACTTTCACACATTTGGGCCAATCAAACCCAATCACATGGCAAAGGCTCAAACATGTTTTTTGAGCATAGCGTAATTTACAGTTATGGATATCATTTTAAATTAGCTCAATTTATAAATAACAAAGAGGCTCAAAGATGTGTTTTTATAAATAGTTGCAGTTATTCAAAAAGTACAGCAAAGCACCAAAGCCTAGTTTGGAGGGCCATACCTCAAAATATTCCATTTTTTAAGGTAGTTAGTTTTTTTAATGATATTGAGGCCTCAAGTACAGCCCATAAACAAAATTTAACCCATTACATAAACGAGGCTGAAAAGTTGCAAGGCTTAACAATAAGAGCCAATAAGTTAAAAATGGGCTATTTAAATCAATTAAATGGGCAAATGGATATTTTTATTAAATATGCTTTGTTTTTTGGCTTGACTGATTTAACAAAATTTAACCCAATATTAGGCCTAGGTTTGACATTAAAAGAAAGGTATGAAAAGCTAACAGATTGGATAAAAACATATGAAGATAGCGAAGAGCTACTAAATTGGTTAATTAAGCAAAAAGAAAACGAAAAGAAAGCAACAGCAAAGGCCCTAATAGAAGCAAAAGAAAAGATTGAACTTTTCCGCCAATTTAAAATATCTTCTATTTATGCAAATTTGGGCCATTACATTTTAAGATATAATAAAGAGACAGAAAACATAGAGACAAGCGGAGGCGTAAAAATGGCAAAAAATATATTTTTAACAGCTTACCAACGCCTAATTAATAACCAATTAATAAAGGGCCAACATGTAGGGGATTTTACTTTTAATGGGATTGAGGGCGAAACCGTTTCGGTTGGTTGTCATAAAATACCGATAACCGAAATACAAAATATTGTCGCTGTTTTGTAGGATTAACTGAAGAGCTGTTAAATTCAGCGAAACGAAGGCCCATTAATTTGGGCCTTTGTATTAATCAAAATTAACACATATGAAAGAGTTAAAATTTAGAATACTTTGGGCGGTTGAATGTCAAGGTATTCAATGGGGGGCTTTTCAATACAAAAAAGAGGCGGTTGCCTTTGCTAAAAAGATTAATGGCATAGTATTAAAAAGTAGATGCTTGACAGATAAATATAACGATAACAAAGAGTTAAAAAGAGTAGCCGAATATTTAGCCAAATAAGGCTAAATAAGGCGATAAAAAAATAAATCCTTAATATGTCACCACCTTAAAAAATGGATCTAAATTTGGGGCTTAAAATGGCCTTCAAACTGATTTTATTGGTATTGTATCAATATGCAATAAAAAATAATTAATGTTTAAACTTTAGTTGTTTATGCAACTATTGTTTATGCAACTAATATTTAGATCCTATATGGTAGCCAAAAATCCAGCAAAAACCCCCAGCCAAAAACTTGCTAAAAATCCGACAAAAATCCATGGCAAAAATCTGCTATGATTAACAAAAGATTAACTAAAAAATATTAAACAATAACAAAAACTTTCTTTACTTTTAATCACACAAAAACCTTTATTTATGACTACAAAATTTCATTTATTATTAGACAGAAGTGAATACACTTCTACTGACATTATCCCATTGGAATCAATGTTACTAGAGTATGCACAATCAGAAGGAGAAACAAATTGGCAAAAATCTAGTATTGTATCAATACAAGATACAAGCGATGACACAAAAGAAGAGCTATGGATACAAGATAATAAGCTCAATGGCGAGGATGTAACTTTTATTCATTATTACAGCAAATTATGGTACATTATTCAAACAAACTAATAAAACAAAACAAAATGAAACCTTTAAAATCACACATTGACAAAGATGCTATCTTTTTAATTAACTCATCTATTGATGCAATTTTTAAAACATTGCACGATAAGTACAAAACAAGTAGTGGCGATATTTCGCCAATGCAACAATACCAACTTGATGAGGCAAAAAATAAAATTTGCTATTTAATGACCGAGCAGGTTTTTTATAACATAGACTTTGCTAATGTAAACTTACAAGAGTTAAATAGAGATGAGTTAATGTTGATAGCAAAAGATTTAGACTGGAATGGTTCTTGGGATTGCGATGAAGATGGACAAGAGCCTATAACAAAAGATGAACTAATAGAATCAATTACAAACCTTATTTCACACCTTAATTAAAATAAACAAAATGAAAAACACAATGAAAAATTTACTTGAAGTCGAAGGAAATTATTTTTCCACTTATGCATTTGTGCAACAAAACAATTTAGAAAGTACTGCTACCCAAGTATTAGGCAATGGATGGGAGGCAGAGGATGATTGCAATCAAATTCAATTAATAATTGATTCTCTTGGTATTGGTAATTATTCGGTTGGATGTATTGATGGTAATTATGAAGATATTATTGTTACAAAAATATCAGAATTAACCTACAAACAAAATTTAGCTGCATTTAATCAAACAATTATTACAATAAACATTGTAGAGTTAGCTAGTGAATTAGCTGATATGGATTTACGAGAAAACTGGAAGGATTCTATTAAAATAGATGAAGAAGATGAAGATGAAACAAGCTACACAGAAGAGGCTCAAAGTATTTTTGATGACCTTTACGATACATACTATTCTATCATTGCTAATGCTAAAGTATAGATGCAAATATTAGAACTATTCGCAGGAAGCAAGTCCATTGGTAAATGTGCCGATGGACTTTTCTTTGAGTCCTACTCAAGCGACATTGAACAATTCGGTGGCATCGATTATGTCATCGACATACTAGATTTCGATGTGACAAAAATCCCGTTTAAACCCGATGTAATTTGGGCCTCTCCGCCATGTACTGCCTTTAGCGTGGCCTCCATCGGTAAGAACTGGACAAAGGTTGGCAATGATTACATACCTAAAAATCCGAGAGCAGAACTAGGCCTAATCCTAGTCCAAAAAACCCTCGAAATAATAGAGCATTTTAAACCGACCTATTTTTTCATAGAGAACCCTAGAGGGATGCTACGGAAGATGCCCATCATGGCTCATCTTAAAAGGCAAGGAGTTACCTATTGTCAGTATGGAGATACAAGAATGAAGCCAACCGACATATGGACTAATAGCAATAAATGGATTCCTAGGCCTATGTGTTCCAACGGATCTCCATGTCACATATCAGCACCAAGAGGCTCAAGAACAGGCACTCAAGGGCTTTCTAATGCCTATGAACGAAGCAAGATTCCAGAGGATCTCTGTAATGAGATATTAAAATCATGTATAATTTAACGATTCATTAACAAAAAACCTGCTAAAAATCCTTAACAATAACAAAAACTTCTTAATTTCACCAAACAAAACAAAAACCTATGGCAACTCTATTAAACTCTAGTCAGCAAAACATTTATGCTCTTAAACTTAAAATACAAGAGCAAAAAACTCTTTTAAGGATTAGTAAGGACAATCAATTTCTTAGGAACATAATTAAAACTAACCAAAACACTTTAAGGTTTCTACAAAACAAATAACTAACCAAAAAACCCATCTATGAATTTTGAATTAATCACCGCCAAGTATGATTGCAGATGCAGTCTTACTGGCAAAAACTTCTGTCGTGGTGACCAAGTGTACTACAACTACGAGGCAAAAACCTTTTTAGATCCTGTGTATCATGAGAACATCATGAGCCAACAAAAATCTCGTGGGATGAAATCCTACTTTGAACGACATCAAAAACTTAACAAGATTTACCCAACCCAAAAACCCTAACACATGGCAAAATTCGAGTTCGTTACGGAAACTAATCCAGTAACACAATCAGTAATTTATTACACTAGAAAAGATGAATTATTCATGGAGAATAGCTTAAGTCATACCAAGGAGAAGGCTTATGACAGATTTATAAACATATCTAGTGGGATAAAGGCTGAACCTATTGTGCAAGTACTTGAAACAAGATATTCAATCACTCAATAAAAATCTGCAATCGTGCACCCAACCCCATCACATCTAAAACAAAAAGGGCTTCGTGACTATTTTATGGTTACAATCGATGCCCAAAGGATTAAAAAGGATTACCTCTATCGTGGTATGTTTATCCATTGGGATAGCAAAAAACCCCTAGATAAGTTCTACTACTGGAGAGGAGATTATTTCACATCTATTGAAGGAGCAATGCGTTCCATTGATAGACATTACAAACTATATAAAAAACTAAAAAATGCTGATTAGAGATTATCGTGCCTTACTTAAGTATGGCGATATAAAAAAGATTTGTGAGGTAACAGGTTACAGTCCTTACCTAATAAAAACTCGTTTAGCCAAGGCTGATGAGGAGATGATTGAGATCGTAGAAGTGTTCTACGCAAAGAAAATCGATGAACTTAAAAATGCTATCTATGATTATCAACAAGGCTAAAGAAGTAAACTACTGGACTATACCTGCGGTTCGTAGGCATAAGCTTAATTTAAGGCAAAGAGAGGCATTGGCTAATGAGATTATCGCCAAGGTCTGTACCTACTACAATATCAGTAATGAGGATATTAGAGGCAAAAAAAGGTACAGAGAACAGGTAACTGCAAGGCATATGGCTATGTATCTTATTCGTAACAAAGTAGGCCTAAAGCTTAAAGGGATTGCTGATTTGTTCGGTAGGGATCATAGTACTGTCATGCATGGCATATCAAGTATATCCAACCAAAGCGATGTGGATTTAATCATTGCAACTGACATAGAAAATCTTATTAATATTTTATAATCAAAACACCAAAAACTATGAGTGATTTTTCAAATTGGGATGAGCAGGAACAAAGATTGTTCGTTGCTAAAATCATCCACAACATCAACTATTCGCAAACAAACCTGGTACTTATGAAATCCATAGTAGAACTATGGGATAGATACCCTGTTCGTGAAGCATTGTTCTTTACACAAAATTTATTAACCCAAAAATCCCTACAAAATGGAAATGCAAACAATTAATCCTTCGTATAATATAATTAACAAGGATTCAATGCTAAAACTATCTACTGAATTATCTCAGTTGATAAAAGAAAAAGGACTCTCAAGTAATATACAAGGTAAACAATTCGTGAATGTAGAAGGTTGGCAATTTGCCGGTGCTTCACTTGGATTAATGCCTATTATCACATCAACTCAAGATTTATCAAATGAAACTGCTATTAAATATATGGCGACTTGTGAAGTACGCAATATTACGACAGGTCAGCTCGTTGCTACTGGTATTGCCTTATGCTCTAATGCCGAAAAAACTAAAAGATACTTTGATGAATATGCTATTCTTAGTATGGCACAAACAAGGGCGATTGGCAAGGCTTATAGGAACTTACTTGCTTGGTTAATGAAAGCAGCAGGATTCGAAGCGACACCTGCCGAAGAGATGGACTTCGCACCTAAGGATGAAACCCCTACCAAAAAACCTAAAGTATTCGAGGTTGAGATAGTACCAGAGGAGATGCCTGTTGAGGTAGATCGTGATGCTATTATCAAAGATATCCAAGCTGCTGCTAGGATGAAGGACTTGACTGATATATTCTTTTCTAATAAGGAATATATAGAAAAAGACCAACAATTAATGAAATTAATGACGGCTAAAAAAGAATCGTTAACAACAAAAAAGAAATAACATGAGTAATTTACTACCATCTATTGAATTAAATTCAATTACCCCATCCAAATTTAGCATAGAACTACTAAAACAAGTAGTTGTAACACACTTTAGAGAAACAGGCGAGAACCCCCTTGAGATGCTCGTTAAAGCAGAAGCATTAGTACAGTTGCTAGAGGGAATTAGGGCTGAATTAAAAGAAGATGTTATTAACCAGTTAGACTTACATCCTCAAGGCAAGGCAATGGTGCTTGATGCTGAGATTAGCAGAATAGAATCAGGAATTAAGTATGCCTATGATGGTGACCATACATGGCTTAAGTACAACCAAGAGCTTGAGGCTATCAAGTTTAAGCAAAAGGAAAGAGAGTCATTGCTAAAGACTATCAAAGAGCCATTGGTTGATCCTGAAACTGGCGAGATGATTTATCCTGCTCCAAAGTTTAGTACAACTACTTTTAAAATATCATTAAAAAAATAACATGAGTAAAGATTTAGTAAAAACATTAAGAGATAAATATCCTAATTATTCAATAGAAGATGTAACACATTTACCAACTCGTAATTTTAATCCTAGCTATTGTTCAGTTGTAACTGATTTAGGTAATCAGCATATGATTGTTACACCTAGTGGAGAAAAGTTATATGGTACGATTAAAACAGTTGTTACTGACGAGGTTAATGCACAACCAGTTTGCGAGGTTACATTATTTTGTAACTTACTATCAGACGAAGATGCTGCAACAAATTTGTATAATTTAAACAAAGAAAATGAAAGTATTAGCAATCATTAAGTTTTTCTTTATAGCAGTACCAGTTGCGGTGCTGCTATTTATAATCTGTGAAACCTATTTTAAAATCAAAGCAATAAAACGATTATTTTGATACTACAATTAGAACAAACAATAGATGTTTTAACCCCTTTAGGATATGGCAAAGCAATCGCATGGATTGATTACGGAACAGATACTAACACCATATGGAAAGTGGTGTGTTACGATACAGGAAGAGTGCGTAACTTTTACGATGATGACATACTCGTTTACCCAAATGAAATGGATGGCGGTAAGGTAGATGAGAATTATTTTTCTAAAAGGGAATTCCATGAAACAAACCAATCATTTATTAAAGGCCTAAAAAACCACTTTAAACCCAAACCAGATGCCGAATGAGATTAAAGGATTAGAGAACTCTATTCCAATTAGAATGGTTTATACTGACACTATGGAAGAGGTGCTATTTAAGTCGGCAGCAGCGGCTAGTCGTAAAACAAAGATAGCATCACAAGTAATCCGTGAATCGCTTAACCCTGTTGCTCGTAAGCGTTTTATAGTGGATAACAGGAGAGTAGTTTTTAGAATATCTAAGGAAGTTTAGTATATTTGTCATGAGTGTTGCAGACTCATTAAGAACTTATTGCCCTTGATACGAACCCCTAACTGCAACCTAGGGGGAACTTGATGGGGCTTTTTTATTTTATGAACAGAGATTTTAAGGGAGTTTGGATTCCCAAAGAGGTATGGATGGATGAGAAGTTATCTTGGATGGAAAAATTGTTTTTAGTCGAAGTAGATAGTTTAAATGCTGAAAAAGGATGCTTTGCCTCAAACGCTTATTTCGGTGAGTTTTTTCAGTTAAGCAATTCAAGAGTGAGTGAGATCATAAAATCTTTAGTTTCTAAAGGATATATTACTACCTTTCTAATCTATGAAGGTAAGCAAGTAAAACAAAGGATTTTAACACCTACTATACCTATTCGGAAACTCGAAGGGGGTATTCGGAAAACCGAAGAGGGGTATTCGGAAAAGGCGAAGGGTAATAATACATTGATTAATAATACATCTATTAATAATACTAATAAGTTATATAACGATAAGGAAGCTTTTGTTAAAAGACTAGATGAACTAAAGGATAAACTAGGCAACCAATATGATTCTTTTTTATCTTACTGGACAGAAGAAGATGCAAAAGGTAAGATGAGATTTCAAGACCAAAAATTCTTTGACATAAGTAGAAGAATAGCTACATGGGTTAAAAACTCTAAGAACTTTGAACCTATAACAACACAAAACACCAAAATAAAATTAAAGTAATGCAAGTCATAGACCTACCTAAAAACACAGAGATTGAACGCAATATCCTAGGTTCATTATTAATCGACAAAAAATCTTTGTCATTAGTAATCAACTACTTAAAAGAGGATATATTTTACGACTATAAGCATAAGCTTGTATTTAGAACGATTAGAGAGATGTACGATAAAAATATCCCAATAGATATTACTACACTCTACCAACGCATCGTAGATGCTAAACAAACGGATCAAGTAAATGCCTACTACCTTTCTGAGTTAACTAAAGATGTGGTATCAACTGCTCACCTAGAAGCCCATATAGAGTTAGTAATAGAACTTTATAAGCGTAGAATGTTGGTGGTGCTGGGTGGAGCTTGTGGTTGGGGCGACAAACGGTGAAGAAGAAACGATAGACTTTATGGCCGAGGTATCCAAAAAACTCATTCAGCTACAAGAGTTTGGGAATATCTACGAGAAGATGATGGAAGATATTATTATGTCAATTAACTATACTCGTGACATGGCACAAAAGGGTAGCTTACTAGGATTTAACACAGGCTTTAATGAGCTAAACAATACCCTATGCGGATGGGTTAAGCCTGACCTAGTAATCGTAGCTGCAAGACCAGGGATGGGTAAGACTGCCTTTATGCTTTCTAGTATCTACCAACTAGCTTGTTTAGATAGCGTTCCTTTGGCCGTTTTTAGCCTCGAAATGAGCTCAGAACAGTTAGTTGAAAGGTTAGAGTCAATCGGTTCACAACTGCCCTTAAAATGGCTTAGAATGAATACTTTGGATACTACACAAAGAAAGGTTTTACTAAAGACAGATGACTTGTTACTAACCTCACCTATCCACATTGAAGATATGGGCGGTATTAGTGTAACCCAACTCCGAGCAAAAGCCACCATCTTAAAGCAAAAGTATGGAATCAAGGTAATCTTTATCGACTACCTCCAACTTATGAGTGGTACAGGCAAATCAAACCAAAACAGGGAACAAGAGGTTAGCTACATCAGTAGAAGCCTAAAAGCCCTTGCTAAAGAGTTGGAAGTACCTATTATCGCCCTATCTCAATTATCTCGTAGAGTAGAGGAACGAGGAGATAAGATGCCTCAGTTATCTGACTTAAGGGAATCAGGTTCTATTGAACAAGATAGTGATGCGGTTATTATGCTTATGCGACCACATTACTACGAGATGACAGAAGCTATTGAGATTGGTGGCAAAGAGTATTCGCCTAACGACTTAGTAGTTTGTAAGGTTGAGAAGAATAGACATGGTTCTACGAAGAACATCGCATTAAGATTTTTACCTGAAACAATGAAATTTGAAGATTATCAACTATAAAACAAATAACCTATGAAAACACCAATGGCTTTAGCACTAGCTAGAATTGAACTAATAAAAGATATTAATCCTGATAGCATACACTGGGAAATGTTTAAGAATGATTGTATGGAAAAAGAAAAAGAGCAGATGATAGATTTTGCTTATGGATGCACACAGCATATAAATAAGGAAGACATTGAAGATTACTACAACCAAACCTATAACCAAAACAAATAATATGAAACAAGTGTATGTAGAAAACAACATGGGTGAAGGGATGGAGTACGACTATGACCTTAAATACGAGGATGGCAAAACAACATGCTTATATTCTTACAATACCGAATGGACTGAACATTTGCACGGACAAAAAGCAGGTTCTATTAAAGATATTGGACATGGAGTTGTGATTAAGATTGGAGAACAAAAGATGACACTAGATTATGCAGAGATGCAAGTACTAAAAATCCTTTTATTATCTGATTTAGAAGGTACAGATTACTTTGAGATTAGAGAATCAATAACAATTAAAGCATGGCCAAGGGATATAGAAACAGGAGAAAATTTGCCATAGAAGAGGCCAAGGCTAAGGATGGAACTTACCAGGCTATTAAACTATTTGCTAAAAGTACCAAGGTCATTGTTATTCATCAAACAGAAGCACTAAAGAAAAAGTATTTTCTACTTGAGTACGAAAATAATGGTGTACCTAGTGGCATAAGTGACACAAGAGCAGAATTTTTTGCATTTAACCTTGATTTAAGGGATAGAATAGTTTTTATAAGAGCAGAGTTCTTAAGGGTTAAAGCAAGGAGATACTGGCGAATAGGTGAGATAAAAGTGAAGGATAAAATAAAGTATGTTAAGATGCCAACAGAAGAACTAATCAGGTGGTACTAACAATATATTAATAATATATTGTAATTTTGGTACATGGCCTACATATCTGCAAGTGATTTAACAAAGATGATGATGGATTATCTAAAGGATAATGGCAATGAAGTATGGAGGAATAATAACCTTGCAGTTAGAGGCAGAGCATTTATAGGAAGGAAAGGAGTTCCTGACATTATAGGTTATAGTAAGAAGTATGGTCACTTTGTTTGCTGTGAGATTAAAGCTATCGGTGACAGACTCTCTTCGGATCAAATGGTTTTTTTAGAGCAGTTAGCTATAGCAGGAGGAACTGCAATGTTATGTCAGCAGATTAGAGATGAATCAATAATAGTTAAAATATATAATCAAGATGGCGAAAGTCAAGACTGGGAGTTCATCAAAGGTGAGCTTCGGCTCAAGGAAACGAGGTAGAGCAAAGAAATCATTTAATAAACATAGTGCCAAGCCAAAAGATTACAGAGGCCAAGGCAGATAAAACAAAGTAAAATGGAAAAAGTAGAATTAGAAAACAAGATAGAGAAAGCACCTAAGACAGTTAAGAAAGCAAAGGATGAGTTTACACAAGAAACCTATGATTTTTTGCATCAAGTGTTGGTAGATTTTGCAATAGATACAAAGCATAGACCTCAGCTTAAAGTAATCTTACAAAACGCAAAGGCAGAACCAAAGAATAGTAGTAGCATTTAATAACCAAAAATAAATAACATGGCAGCAGGTAAAGAAAAGATTTTCCTAGGAAGGTCACAAACAATGAAAACGGCATTTGGGGAGTTTAAGAAAGTATCATTCGGCCCAGATGATTTAAAGAAGATGAATGATTTTGCAGCAACTAATAATGGTTGGGCTAATATCCTTATCAAAGAAAAGAAAGGCTCTACACCAGGTGAAGCAGGTTTCTATATTGAGCTTGACACTTGGGTTAAAGATGGTCAACCAGCTAAAAATCTTCCATTTTAATTAATGATTATGAAAACAAATTACAAAGATGTAGTGGTTAATTTACTAATTTTGCTCGTAGGTATTTATCTACCATTTGCATTTATTGTAAATGAGTTTAATCCTTTAGCCTGGAATTGGTTTAGCAGATCATTATATGTACTTACTTTAGTAGCATTAGTTACTTACGCTATAAAAGAGTATAAACAAAAATAGTTTTGTGTGTTTTTTTGAAATAAAGGTAAGTCCTGTCGTTTCTACGATGGGACTTTTTTATACTAAAAACCCCCCAGTTTTTACCTGAGGGGAAACCAAAACACCACCAACTATGAGAGAGCTTCTTATGTTTGCCTATTTGTTTTATCGTAGAATTTAGTTAACACCGTTCCGTATAAAGCCTCTTGATATCTCTTAATAAAAGAGTCTGAGCTCTCATCTATGTAGAAGTAGTCCTGTGATTGCATATACACATAGCACTTATCTTTATCCTCTTCATCATCTGTAACGGATTCAACTAAATGAATATTTATCCAAGCCTCTGATGGTTCTGTGCCATCACCAAACTCGTAGCTATCATCTTCGGTTAATTGTGTTATTTGAAGTAACATTTAGTATGCTATGTTTTATTATTGTTAACCTAAGCTTTTGAACTATTAAATTCAATCTTACTTCTAACTCATCCCTTTTTTTCATCAACTCATCGATTTCTAGTTCCGCTTTGGTCTTCATACAAATTTACGCTTTAATTATTATAGAAATAAAAAGTGCACACATCATTGATTATCAATGAAATATACACTTATGTTATAACGGATTTAACCTACTTTTTGCTTGGAAGCCTTACAATCTTGCTTCCTAGTGGCATGGGCACGAATATAGCAATTCTTCCGCCATCTAGCACAACCCCACATCCTAGCGTAGGTCGTTTAGGAAATGGCCTTGAATACTCCATTGCGTAGGCATTAATATCTATGCCACAACCCACATTCATACCGAATATCATATCCTTATCACTTGAGGAGTACAAAACTCCCCCAAAGGAGTGAATATGACCTATAACGGTTGATTGTCTTGCATCTCTTGCTCTATTGATTGCACCTGCTTGTCCTGATGATCCTGTACCATGGGTATATAGAACACCATCTATTTCCCATTCTAAGCTCCATTTCCAGCCTTTTGGAGCTTCCCAAGCATCTTCATAGGACTTGATGAATCTCTCTGGTAATCCGTTAGCTAAAGCCTTTCTTTTATGTAAAGCAGAATGATTCCCTATGCACACTTTTACATTAGGGAAACGCTTGTACCAAATATTTAATTGTTGCATAGCCATAATAGCCTCCTTAGAAGCAGACTCCCCATTAGGGTTATGCTCATGGAAAGATATGGCATGATTGTCCACTTCATCTCCTATGTGGACTATTTCGGTACATTGAAACTTGTTGAATACCTCATAACAAAAGTCGAGGTACTTAGGATGGCAGAAAGGAAAATGGGTATCGCCTATGACACCCACATTTTTGGTTTTGCTCATATTGGTTGGTTTGGTTAGTAAGGTGAGTATTGGACTTTGCCATCAACCTTTGTTGCTCTCAAGGTTTGTTTCCTATTCGCATTTAGCCTATAACCAACATGAACCCATGCAAAGTCGTATTCATTTATTAACTGGTCGTATTCTAAATTATCCTTTATAAAATTAAATATCATTTTATTAGTAACTCCGCTAGATGAACCATCCATATCAAGGTCAAGTGCACGGCCCTTGCTATGATCCGATGACCTGCTTCCACCTATGTAAACATTAAGTGCTTCTGACCTGTAACCACTAGAAATTAAAATAGGAACTCCGAAGTGTTCCCTAATTGGCTCAAATATTTTCTCTGCTATTACCTTTAGATTCTCGTAGTGTTCTGGAGTAGGCATATTGATTATACCTTCTCTCTTTGCGGACTCTGAACGAGTAACCTCGCCTATATCTAAGTGTTTAGATAATTTCATTTCTTACTTTTTATAATCTTCGTTTTAACGAAGTTATATATTTGTAATGACAACCATATTATGGATAAAATGTTAACAAATATTTGAGTGTAAGGACTAACCTTTACTAAATCTATAAAGGATAGCCATGATATAGCGGTTGAAGCTAAACCAACTGAAGAAAGTTCAGTAGAACCAGTTATATTATGCATTAGATTTTTTTTCAAAGATTTGATTAATTGTTGATAACCCAAGTGCAATACCTGAGAATGTTAGTAAACCATTAAATGCCCATTCTTTAATATCAAACCTTAAAGACAAGTAGGCTAACACCACACCATTCACTAAAGCGAATATTCCTGCTACTCTTTTAGAGGATACCTCTTTATCTTCTGACACCATTTTCCTAAAGAAATTCATTTTTTACTTATTTTAAAGTAGATACCACCAGAGTACCCAATATTATAATTTTTACTAATATCTACGCTAAAGCCTATTAGAGCCTTATTTCTGACACTTAACATCAAGGAAGGACTTAGTACTTCCAAGCCATTAAGTGGTCTGTATGAGCCTCTAATGCCCCAATAAAGGGTATTAGTCGGTTTACTAGCGTAGAACTCTCTTACAATAATGGTTTTTTGGGTTAATTCAGCTTTGAACCCTCTACTAATGATCCTATTTTGGCTGATAGTATCATCTATTACAAAGATATTAGAATCTTTCTTAATAGTATCGGAATAAGCCTTGACCTGGTTATAATCGGATATAATGCGTATCGTATCGGATATATGCGTATATAAGGTATCTATGACCTTATAAGGTATAGAATCACCTTTTCTGTACCGATTTATGTACACTTTTGCATATAAGGTATCGTGTATGGTTTGTACCTTCTTATATTTAGACAAGTCAATAGGAGTCTTTATATAGGTAGGTTTAACCAAAAAATATAGCCATAACACTAAAAGTACTATGGCTATGAACAAAATATTGTTCTTAATGAACTTCATTACAATTCTTCTTCTTCTTCTTTAATAAATGTAATACCTGTTGTCCAATCTTGAAGGAATGTAAAATCTTGTAACCCATCAGGATTAACCACATTAATCGGCTTAAACTCAAACTCCTTCTCCCCTAGTTCTTTAACTTGAGCAGTTAGTTTTTTAATGTTCTCTTTAGTAAACTTGTAACCATTTTTTTCATCCAATAATAAAATGTCATTAGAATCGGTTGATGCGTTATCAAGGCGGAGTTCTTCAACTTGGGCTTGATAGCTTTCGTGGTGGGATTTGACTTTTTCATACAAACGGAATAATTTTTTTTGAATCTTTGTTTCGGAATTTCCAATGACTGCGTTTATATTAGCAATCAAGGAGTTTAATTTGTTGTAGTTCATATTGTTGGGTTTTGTTTAAGCGTAGATTAATGATGTCTTATTTGGATTGTGTCCTAATAAATAACCATAAAGTGTGTTTTTATTAATACCTAATAACCTTGAAGCCTCTTTAGCACTATTATAAAATATCCCTGTTTGAGTATCTAATACAGGTTTTGACATTAACTCACTATTTATTGTTCTTTGTCTTTCAGTATATTTCTTTAATCCTGTATTAAATGCGTGTTGTCTATTTTCGCTTGATGTTGCCCATTCAAGATTTTCAAGTCTATTATCGGTTTTTATTCCGTTAATGTGGTTTACTTCTCTTTTGTTTTCATCATTACTTAAAAAAGCATTTGCAACAAGTCTATGAATAGTAAGATTTCTACTCTCTCCTTTATTAGATAAACTAATTTGATAATATCCTGTATTTCCTAATATTGGTTTTAACTCTCTATTAGTTTTATTGTTTATAATCTTACCATCTTCGGTAACGCTATAATTGGGATAATTAGGAATTGGCTTCATATTGTTTGTTTTTACAAATATAAGATTAAATACTATTTGTTGGCTCAACTACTTCAGGCACAGGAGGAACATAATCACCAATGATTGTAAGGTTAAGTTGGTCGCTAGATGCAGCCCAATCCCACGCATACTCATCATCATTACCCCAACCTAAATAAGCATCACCACTCATAGTTAAGTTGCCTTGTGCTACATTAGCTAAATCACTATCTAATAACGAGTAGTAAAACGATGCAGATGAACCTAGCACCCCACCGATTACATACATATTGAAGATAGTTGCCGTTACTGATTTTCCGTTTATCCAACTTTGGATAGGAGAGATTGTTTTCATTTTATTTTATTTTATTTTATTAGCAGTAATTAATTGTTAATATTACCCCTGATGTATTCACTTGATATGAACCACCACCATACGAATAGTTAAATATCCATCTACTTGTAGTAAATGTTTTAGCCGTTGTCAATGCTCTATTTGTATATAATTGAGCACCAACTGCAAAAGTTGATGAATACAAAACTTGGTCTTCTAATCCCATTGCAAGACAACTTGATACATTTGTACTACTTGTATCAAAACTAGCTTGTAATATAAAGTCTAGTTTAGTTAGGCATTTTGAATTAGATACACCTGTAAAAGTATCATAAAGATTCATTGTGCCATCATTAACATAAAAGTAAATGCCATAAGTATTTAAGTCTCCAACAGTCATTACCTCTCTTGTATCAGGCGGAGCAGTTGGATAGTAACTACCATAATAAGCACCTGTTGACACTCCGTTTAAGAATGCCTTAAAAGTTACTAATTGATTGTTAGCGTTACCTGTCCAAGTATCTGCCATATTAATTCAGTTTAGCTTTTAGTTCTTTAATCTCTTGTTCTAATGCGTATATTTTAGCAGTATGCACTTCACGATAAGATAGACTTAACATATCATCACTACCTTTTGAAATAGCACTATCTAATATGCCAATGAAGTCTTGAGCATAATAACCTAGTTCAACTTTTCCGTTTTTAGTGTAAAGTTTAGGAGTAATGGATGCAATGCCTTTTGTTTGGTAGTTATCTTGGATAAGTGTTTTTAATCTGCTATCGCTTGACTCAAAAAAACTGCTTGCTGTAACTGAACCTGTAAAAGTTGCAGCACCGCCACTTGCTATGGTAAGTCTTAAGTCACCATCAGTATTTCTCAAGTAAAAATTAGAACCTGCTTTATATTGTAGGTATAAGTTATTATCACTTGCTAATATTAATATATTCCTAGATACAGCACTTGCATCAGTAAAATTTAGCCAATTACTATTGTTAATAGTTACCCCTGTGGTAAACCTTCCTGTACCATTAACATCTAGCTTGTAGCCTGCATCAGTAGTAGTTCCTATTAATACATTGCCTGAGCCATTAATATATAATCTTGCCGTTCCTGAACTAATAGCATCTCCACCACCTGAGTTACTTTGATAAATACCAAAATCACTTGCAGCTAAATTTGTTGTTGCAAAACCCCAGTTTTTAGTTCCACCTGTTGAATTTAATCTAAGAGTGGTAACATCATTTGTAACTATCGTTATACCAAGTGTAGTTGTTGTTGAGAATGTAGCTGCTCCTGTTTTTGCTATTGTAAAAGCAGTTGTTGGAGTACCGCCTCCTGTTTGAGTTTTCCAAATAAATGAATTACCAGTTGTTGAAGAACTTCCGCCAGTAATTGAATATGTAACAGCATCAGTAGTTTCACTTGCGCCAAAATTATATGCTATTCCATAAATAGAACTTGTAGCATTATAACTTGAGTTTACATAATGGATAAAACTTGTACCTGTTACATTGCCTACAAACCTTCCTGTACCATTAACATCTAGCTGATAAGTTTCTTCGTTAGTTTTATTTATTAGTAATCTACCACTAGCCGTCAAGGTCATTGCTTGGGTAAAGGTTATAGCGTTACCTGCCGTTCCTGAAGGAGCGTTAAGCCACGAATGTACCCCATCATTTTGAACATATCTTGTTGCAAAGTCTGTTGTGATATATGTTGGATTACCACTTGTATTATCAAAAGCATTTGCACTTAAATAAAGTTCAGAGTTAGCCGAATTTCTCCCAAATAAACTTGCATTACCAACTTGTAAAGAAGCATAACCAGCTGCACTATACCACGCACTCGGTGTAACTCCTAATCCTAAATTGCCTGAAGCGTCATTAATTAAATTACTATCCCCTATTGTACTTGCACCTGTAAATTTAGGTAGGTAGTTGGTAGTACCTGTTCCTGTTACAGGATTAGTTAAAGCCGTTTGCACTGAATTCCATGAGCCTGTGCCCCATCTAAAATAAAGAACATTACCTGAACTAATTCCAAGTTGTGCAAAATCCCCATTACTATAACCCATTGTTATAGCTTGAACATAACTTGAAGGAGAATTTAATGCGGGAGTAGTAAAATAGTAAAATCCACTTAATGTAGAAGTATTAGCGTTTGTATTATTAATAACACTATTACCTAATCCAAATCCACCAGGAGCTTTTCCGTTCCAAGTTGCAGCACTTGAAATATATGTATCTGCTATTGCAGTACCATTCCAAATACCACTTGTAATTGTACCTAATACATTTGATGTACCATTTAAGTTAATATCTGTACCATAAAAACCTTTCCATCTACTTGTAGATTCACCAATAAACCCTGTATTGTTACTAGAAGGCAATATTCTTGCAGTTGCATCCGTACCACTAAAATATAATATATTACTTAATGTACCTCCTGTTAATGGTAGGTAACCGCTTAACGCACTTCCATAGTTAGGAATATTTAAAGTGTTTGCACTAAATGTCGCAGCACCACTTGTTCCTGTTGTTGTTAATGTAATTGTTCCTTGCTTATTGTTAAATGTAGTCCAATCCGCACTTGATAATGCACCTCTATTTGTTGCACTCGCAGTTGGTACATTTAAAGTAATTACAGGAGTTGTTGTACTTGTTGCAACTGTTGAACTTAAATCCGTTCCACTTGTTCCTATTGTTAAAGCAGCTACGCTTGTAACTGTACCCCCACTTGAAGGTGAAGTATTGGTAATTGTAAAGTTTGGATAAGTTCCTGTTACACTAATTCCTGTACTTGCAGTTAAAGCAACTGTTTGGTCAGGTGCAGAGTTTGTTATAACCCCTGTTGTATTGTTATAACTTATTCCTGTACTTGCACTTAATGAAGCTAAAGTAATATAGTTAGAACCATTAGTGATTTGTGTATTGTTTGTAGGAATAGTTATTACTCCTGTTGTTGAGTTGTAAGCACCGCTACCTGCTGCAAATGATAAAGCTAATCTTGCCCTTGAATCAGTAAAGTAAAGATTACCACTTTCAGTAACTTGGGCAGTTGTATAATCACCACTCGTTGCAACTACTGCTCCTGTTCTACCGAATACCGAAGTAACAGGGTAAGATATGTCACTTGTTAAAGCAACTGTTCCATTTGCATTAGGAAATGTATATGACCTAGCAGCAGTATTACCTGAAGTAATAAACTTACTTAAATATAAGTTACCATTTAACCAACCTAAATCCCCAAGACTATCAGCAAATAAAGACACCTCATTAGCTGATGCGGTTGCACTTGCTGATTGATGCTTTAATCCTAAATGACCATTCCCTGCCGTTCCTTTGATATGTAAAGATTGAGCATTCAATTTAAAAACACCTAAATCAACATCTTGTGTTGCACCTGTGTAGGGAACATAACCTGTTAATATAGGAAAGGTTGTCAAGTTTCCTGCTCCGTTTACATATTGTAAATTAGTTCCGTTGAATCCTATATTAATCGTTCCGCTGGTAGTAATGGGTGAGCCTGTTATATTTAAACTATCTCCTGTTTCAGTAATTGCTACACTCGTAACTGTTCCTGTTGCACCTGAAGCCCTTTGCCATATAGAACCGCTATAAATAACTTGGTCTCCTACAACAAAAGCAATCGCACCAGCACCAAAGTTTACTGTTCCTGCTACATTACATAAGTAAACATCCCCTTGATTTCCTGTGCCATTAGCAAGGGTTGGAGTGTTCGTAGATGCATCCCAAGTTCCTTTGTACTCCATTACAGAGTTAGGTAACTGACTTACTAAAATCTTACCATTTACATCAAGTTGCGGAATACCTAAAGAGCCATCAATATTTAATGAGCTTACCACCCCTGTAGTACCTACTAAAACACCTGTAAGACTTTTAACCTTTGTTTCCCCTGTTATTTGTATTTGACTGCTCATCTATATTAAGTTAATTTATTATGCGAAAATAGCCCTTATAAACTCATCTGATTCAAGTGCCCTTGCTGTTGCAAAGGTAATAACTCCTGTGGCACTATTAAAGGTAACATTTTCACCTGTTGGAGTACCGCTTGTATTAATGGTTCTAACCTCTACACCACCTCTTGTAACCGATATACAAGTAGATCCGATTGCAGCTACAAAGGTTACTGTTGTTTCACCACCTGCTGCCGTATAAGAATAACTATTCATTGATGATACTGTTACTGATGAACCTCCACTTATAACCTGAGTTCCTGTTATTGCATAAGCACCTGTTCCTTGTAATGCCAATGAATAAGTAGATGCACCCTCTACAGGAGCACTTAAGCTAATAGATGTAATGTTAGCAGTACCACTTACTATTGAGTAGCCATAGGTATCACTAGCATCTGCATTGTCATTGTCTATAGAGAATCTAACATCTATTGAAGCTCTATCTAATTGCTTCTGCATTAAAGCAAGATAGGAGTAACCACTTAAGGCTATAAACCCATCACAATTAACTGTCCAAGAAGTAATGTCATTTTTAAACTCCCTAAACCAAGCTGATGTCTGAGAGGTTACTTCTACTTGTTCAGTAGATGCCTCAAATGAGCAACTTGTAGAAGCTCCCATTGGAGTTCCTAATGGTATAGTAGTAGTTACTTGAGCTTCATTAGTTGATTGAGTATAAAGCGTAATTTGGTTAGTAGTTGTACCTGCGTAAATAACCTTAATTAGAAGCCTATCTGTGGCACTTATAGTCGTTTGAGTAACTGTCATTGCCGTAGAATATAAGGTCTTTACTAGGGCTGTTAAGGTCGTTGCTGCGGATGTAAACAATAAGGTAGCAACACTACCATTATATTTATATAATTGATACTGAACCTGAGCACCTGCAAAAGCAGTTAAAATAGAATAGTAAGCACTAAAAGTCCAAGTACCTGCTGGTATAGTTGTAACACCAGGATCAAGTGCATCCGTAATAAACGAAGCTATTGTACCTGCTCCTGTTTTAGTGAAGTCAACTGAAGTACCTGCTACTTGGCTTCTGCTTAATTCCTTACACACAATGCTATCAAAAGTGCCTTGTGCAGTACCTCCATTAAAGTAATAGATAGCGTTGCTATCATATTCGTATAAGACTATATTCGTTCCGTTGATTACTGATGCCATTTTATTATATTAGTTTTTGTATCTATATGTGATTTATGTCTAAGGGAA